TCCACATAATGCCGTTCACGAATCCGCCGCATTTTTTCTGCGATGAGTGCGTGCCGTTCAAGGTGGGGAAAAAGCAAACGGAAAAAAAATAAAAAAAGCCTGCCTCAAAAAAAGGCAGGCTTAGGCACTGCTAGCCGATTGAAGAAAAGCCCAGCTTTTTCACCAGGGCCTCCTGCAAAGTTTGACTAAAGTTAATTGCTGCTTTTTCAGCGCGAACAGAAAGCCATTCTGGAAGAGTGACATTCTTGCGGACGCTTTTTCCAGCGCTTGAAACATCACATTCTATGTATGTCGCGAAGTCCTTTCCTGAAGTCTTTATGTCCGTGATTCTGCTTGCCTTTGGAAGCGGCTCGTTCTTTTCAAGATAGCTCTCAAGATAGCAGTCAAGGGCCTCTTTCGCGTTCTCCACAATCTCAGCTTCTGTGTCGCCCTGTGAAAAGCAGCCTTTCAGGTCCGGGAACTCGCACCAGTATCCGCCGTCCTCAAAATGGCATACAGCAGGATAAATCACCATATATTCTCCTTGCAGGGCTTCCGCCCTTATTGCTTCTTTTTTGCTAAGCAATAGCGGCAGGCTGTTTTTCCGTCACGCCGAGAATTTTCTTCAGTGCATCCTGCAAGACCTGCGAAAAATTGACACCCGCCTTTTCAGCTTTCGAGTTGAGCCACGATGGTATTGACAGCGTTTTTTTTACAGCCTTGTTGTCCACCAGCTTTCGCCATTCGTCCGTATCGGCACGGACAAGTGACACGATGCCGTCTGTTTTTATGTCTTTTATTTGTGACGGAACAGGAACAGGCTTCTTTTCATCCTCATAGTCGGCAAGCATCATTGCGATGACATCTTCCGCCATAAAAATAGCGTCCGCCATGTCATCTCCGCAGGTAAAAGTGCCGGGAATATCCGGAACAGAGACATTGTAGCCGCCTTCCTCCGCCTCTTCAAAAACCGCAGGATAAACATATTTCATAAAGACCTCCATAAGATAAGGCGGGGCGATTCCCCGCCGCCGGTTTAGGAAAGTCCGGCTTCTTTCAGGATTTTAAGGGCTGTTCCCTTTGGAATGTCGCCCTTGTGCCGCGGAATAGGAATTTTCTTTTTGCCGTCCGGCGAGACCGCCTGCTCATGGCTTGCGCCCTGGATAAACGACCAGCCGGCCTTTCTGAACTTCCGCTCAAGCTCAAGTCTTGTCATTCCGTCCTCCGTGGTTTTTATTGTATACGTATTTACTACGTATCGTCAAGGCGTTCTGCAAGAAAACTGACTATATCCGCATGCAGTACCAAAGAACAGGAATAACGGTTTCCGATGTGGCGAGGGTGCTTATCGGAAAAGGCGTTGACAGGAAGAAATGCAACGAGGAGAAGAAGACCTGCATCGTGACGGTGCGGAAATAAAAAAAATCGCAACTACTTTTATGCAGTTGCGATTAAAACCCTATTCAAGGCACTTTTTAACAAAGAAATGCGACGGCTTCAAGCCGCTTTCCTCGATTTTCGCCCTTATCTGCTCATACTCTTCCGGGCTGCAAGAAAAGGAAAACGTCTTGTACTTTCTGCCGGTTCCGCTTCCTTTTTTGCGTCCGCCGCCGTGGTAGCCGTAGCCCACGTACTTAGGTTTCTCTGTTGTTTCTTCCATCAGATAACCCCGAATATTTTAAGACAGACAAAAAGAACAACCGCATTTACAACGCCCTGAATAACGGCAAGAATGATTTTAGCCCAAAACGGTTCTTTTTCATTTTCTGTTGACATAAAAGCCCCCTAGGAAGTAAAATGTGAGTACACAAAGGCGGAAGTACCAAGACCGCCGCCCTTGTTCCCCGTTAGCGGGTCATCAAATCAATGATGACTGCTACAAGGATTTGGCTTAAACCTGTTATAAGTATCATCAGTACTTTTAACAGGTATTTTTTTACCCATTTCTTCACATCCTGCTCCGTTTAACAAAGATTTTCTCTATGCGGCTCAACGAACCGCCTGAATATAAGATACAACATTTATTGTATTTGTCAATAGTTTTTAACAAATAAAGAGTATTTTTTTATCCGGGCTGGCTGTTCAGAGAGTATTTTTTTTATCCTTTATGCCAGAATTTCGCCTGTGGCTTTGTCGATGAAGCTTATCTTCAGGTCGCAGTCAAGGGCTTCCGCTATTTTCTCCAGCTCGGAGACCTTGAAGACGTTCCTCTTGTACTTGTTGTTCAGGTTCTGGGCGGTCTGTCCCGTCCGCCTCGCAAGCTCCGCCATCGAGATGTTGCCTCTTTTCACGCAGGCGATTCTTATTGATTCCAGTATGTTCATATCAAAATTATACACTGTTTTTTATAGAAAATCTACAAAATAATTGAAAAAATATAAATAAAATTATACAAAATTGTTGACAAAATATAAAAAAGCGTGTATATTATGAACATCAGATGACGCTTCGTCTGACAAGGCGGTGAAAAATGACATGAGGCTGAAAAAGAAAAAGCCCTGTAAGCTTCCGGAAGACTGGTTCTGGAAGCTGCTTGCGGTGATTGGCACACTTGCTAGCGTTGCAGGGCTGGTTATTTCAATAGTCAAATAACCGAAACGGGGGCGGTGATTTTACCAAAAGCCCGCCCCTGTTTTGAAGAAATATAAATCGGTTCTTAGGAGGTGTCAATATGGCAAAGAATACAAAGATTTTTATTGCGGTATGTCTTGCGCTTATGGGAATCTGTTCCTTTGTTGCGGCAATGCTTGTTTAGCTGATGTGCGGCTGTTCTGACAAAAAAAAGCGGAACGGCCTGCACGCTCATTCGCCCGCCCGAAAGGGCGGTTCAAATCTTTTCTAAGGAGTAATTCTATGAATTCAATTTATCCAGTTATTTTTACAGAAACAAACGACAAAGAAAATCCTGTTCTTGTTTATATTCCGGACATAAACGGAATGACAGAAGGAAAGGACATTGCGGACGCTATCGCAATGGCGAGAGATTATATCTGCAATTCCCTTCTTGATAAAAAAGATTCTGAAATGCCGGCCGCAAAAAGAATTGACGAAATCAACCTGAAAGAAAGTCCGTTCTTTGATTCGGGGAAGTCTTTTGCTTCCCTTGTGGATGTTGATATAAACGCTTACCGGCAAAAAGAAAAATCAAAGAGCGTCCGCCGCAATATCACCCTCCCGCAATGGCTGGACGATATGGCGACAACCGCAAAGCTGAATGTTTCTGCGATAACACAAAGCGCGCTTAAAAAAGAACTGGGGATTGCATAAAAGACAGAGGCGGCTTCGACTGAGAAAGGTTTTTCAGGCGCCGACATTCTTGCCGGCAGCTGGAATTGTTTTAAGATAAAAAAAAGCCTGATAATTCTACGAAAAAGGGTTGACAAAATCGTATAAACCTTTTATTATAGAATCATCAGGAGGCAAGAATGGAGCTTGCTAGTTTTATCGTATCGGTGCTTAGTCTGATAATAAGCATCATCGGTGTGGTTCTTACAATCAGAAAATAGATTGTTGACTGACAAAGCGTCCGTGGGTAGTACCAGTACCCACGTAAAATATAACTCATATTTTGCGGGGTGTCAAATGTCGCAGACTTTATTCAACATCATCATAGCCGTTGCGGTTATATGCAATTCGGTATCTTTGATTATTCTCAATCTGAGAAAAAACAAGGACAATAAAAATGCCTAGGGGCGGTTCCCGCGAGGGAGCGGGACGCAAGAAGCTCTCCGAAAGCGGGCGCGTCAAAGTCCAGATTGCGCCTCAGCAAAACGAAGTTGAAATGATTGACAGCGAAGCTGAAAAATCTGGAATGAATAGAACGCGTTTTGTTGTGGAATGTGTGAAGTTCTGGAAGGAAAACCACAGGTAAAAAAAGCCTCCTGATACTAGGGGAATTCCCATTGCGGGAATTCCCCTTTTTTATTTTTCTTCCGGCGGTCTTGGCGGAGGCGGCAAGGGATTGTGAATAAAAAAATGCGCAAAATCAAACAATTATTTAATAAAAATATTGACAAGAAATAAATAACAGTGTATATTATGAACATCAGATGACGCTTCGTCTGACAAGGCGGTGAAAAATGGATGGCTAAAAGAAAAGAATGGTCAAGGGCTGAAAAGCTGGCACTGGTAGCGACAGTGATTGCAGCGGTTCAGACGGCCTTGACCGCCATTACTCTTATTGTAATGGTGCTTTAGAAAAAAAAGCGGGACGGTCTGAACAACCGCTCCTGCTTTGAATATAGATTTATTTAAAGGAGAATGTCAATATGACACGGTTTGAAAAACTTATGTTTGTATTTATAGGGCTGCAAGGTCTGTCGGTTATTCTGGCAATCTGCACGCTCATTCTGATTATAATGCGTTAATTTTTAGGAGGCAGAACATGGAAGAAAAACGCAAAAGAGGACATCAGCCGGGAGTTCCTAACCCGAACGGCGGCAGAAAGGCGACAGGATTAAAGCGCGTCAGCTTCTCGGTCTCGTGCCAGCCGGAAGAACTGGAAGAACTTAAAAAACTTGCCGCCGCCTCTGGAAAGACGACAAGCCGGTTTCTTTTGGACTTGGCTTTCGGAAGATAAACGGAGCTTGTAGCCGAACGCCTTCCTGCTGAGAGGAAAATCAAGGAGCGACCGCCGGAATCCGGCGGTCCTTTTTTTTGTCCAAAACTGACTGTATCCGTATGGAAAACAGGAAGCTATCGGAATATTACGAGAAAATCGGACTTGATGTGATTGCAGGCTGTGAAATGATGGAGCTTCACCGGCGCGCCATGCGTAGCGGGGATCTCAGAATCATCTTCCTTGAGAGCGACAGGACAAAGTCCTCCGCCTGTGGAACCGTCTACGCGGACTGCCGGAAGGTTCCGGACTCCGACAGATGGGCGATTGACGCGGATTTCGTGATAACGGTGTACACGCCGAACGTGGAGGATGCGGAATTCACCGACGCGCAGAAGAGGATTCTGATTATGCACGAGCTCCTGCACGTCGGGCTGACTCCGAAAGAGAACGGCGGCTGGAAGAAATTTCTTGTCCCGCATTCCATTCAGGAATTTTACTATATCGCCAGAAAGTACGGCCCTGACTGGAATTCGCCCGGCCGCCAGCTTGAATTCTCGTTCTGATGTCCGGCGGATTCACCTATCTCCAGTACACGTGGACGGCGTTCTCTCCGGAAAAATTCCCGCCTGTAAAAAGGTGCGCCAGGCGGCGGAGCGTCATGTCCGGGATATGGCCGCGGCGGAATCCGGGGCGTTACCGTACGTGTTCGACCACAGGAAGGCGCAGACCGCAATCACGTTCTTCGGTCAGCTCGTGCATACCAAGGGCAAGCTGGCGGGGCAGAGGCTCAGCACGGAGCCGTGGCAGCAGTTCATAATCGCCTCGGTCTACGGATGGCGGCGGCGCGACGACGGACTCAGACGCTTCCGCAAGGCGTACATCCAGATTGCGCGCAAGAACGGAAAGACGTTCCTCGCCGCGGGGTTCGCGCTGTTCGACCTGCTCACCGAGAGCGGCGCGGAGGTCTACTCCGCCGCCACCAAGAAGGACCAGAGCCGGATATGTTTTGACGCGGCAAAGAAGACCGTCCAGTATTCGGCCGACCTGCGCCGGTACATCCGCCCGCTCGCGCACTCGCTTGTTTGCGGAGACGGAGTGATGAAGCCGCTTGCGTCCGAGTCCAACACCCTTGACGGACTGAACCCGTCCTGCGCCATCATCGACGAATTCCACGCGCACCGCACGCGCGACCTGTACGAGGTCATCGAGACCGGAATGAGGGCGCGCGCCCAGCCGCTCATGTTCATAATCACGACCGCCGGAAACGACAGGAACGTTCCGTGCTACGAGGAGTACGAGCGCTGCGGCAAGCTCCTTTCCGGGGCGCGCGGCTGGGACAACGACGAGGTTTTCGCATTCATCTGCGAGCTTGACAGGGGCGACGACTGGAGGAACGAGAGGAACTGGTACAAGGCGAATCCGAACCTCGGCGTGAGCGTGGAGATCGCCGGAATGAGGACTGCATTCAACGAGGCCGTAAGAAGCTCGTCCGCCGAGGCCGCGTTCCGGACCAAGAACCTGAACGAGTGGCTCAACGCCGGCGACGTGTGGATAACGGCCGCCAGATGGCAGAAGTGCCGCCGCCGCTTCTCCGAGAAGAGGCTCGCCGGCCTCAGATGCTGGGGCGGAATCGACCTGTCCAAGCGTCTGGACATAACCGCATTCACCTGGTATTTCGCGCTTCCCGGCGGCCGCCGCTACGCCAAGCACTACTTCTTTATTCCGGAGAACCAGATTGACGCAAAGATGAAGGGCGACTCCTACCTCTTCCGCCAGTGGATAAAGCAGGGCTATGTCTTTCCGACCCCCGGCGACACCGTGGACTATTCGTTCATGTTCAGGAAAATCACCGACGACGCGAGGCTTTACGACGTGCAGGAGATCGCCTACGACCGCAACCTCGCCGCGCACCTCATCCGCGACCTGAGCGACAGCTTCACCTGCGTCGAGTTCAATCAGGGAATCGTCGGCATGAGCGAGCCGGCCAAGGCCTGGGAGCAGCTGATTGTCTCCGGCGGACTCATCGACAACAACCCGGTGATGGAGTGGATGGTGTCGTGCACGGTGGCCAAGGCGGACGCGAACGGAAACATCAAGCCTGTCAAGCCGGACTCCGGGCGCACGAACAAGCGCATAGACGGAGTTATAACGTCGATAATGGCGAACAACCGTCTTGAGATGGCGCTCGCCGACGAGGAGGCCGGGCGGAATTTCAGCATAGACGACGCGGTGTTCTGAGCATTCCGGTACGCCTGACCTTATCAGCATGAAATACAGATTCGTCCTTTCGGGGGAGACTCCGAGCAAGAAGAATTCCCGGCGCACGCTTCCCGGCGGCCGCACCATTCCGTCAAAGGGATTCATGGAATGGCACGCCGCCCGCACCGCCGAGCTTATGGCGCAGCGCCGTCCGGCCGTCCCTCTGGATCACGGACTGTGCGTAAAGATGACATTCCATCATGCGGACCTGAGGCGGCGCGACAGCGACAACCAGGCGACAAGCGTCCTCGACCTGCTCAAGGATACGGGAATCATATCCGACGACAACTGGCTTGTCGTGCGCAGGATTGTATGCCGGAACATCCGCGACACGTCCGGCTCCCGCTGCGTCGTCATCATCGAGAACATCCCGGACTGACCTTATTCCGGAAACAAAAAAAAGGAATTTGCGATGTGGGAAGCGATAGGAAGCGTTCTGACGAACGAGAACACCTGGATGGTGCTGATATTCGCCGCCGCCCTTGCGGTGGTGGTTCTGGTCTGCGTAAGGAGCGGCCATCTGTCGTTCAGGTCGTCAAAGCTCCGCATAGGATCGGACGAGCGGGAGCGCAACATAATCCGCCAGCAGATAGAGTGGTCACATCTGTTCATCATGAGCCTCAGGACAAAAATCGGCGCGGACGAGTCCAGATACAGCGGCTACTTCGTCAAGTACGTGCTTGAGCGCGTCTACGACAAGGTTGTGGAGTGGATAACGTTCAACCACCTGAACCTCAAGAACGCGTACATAGAGATAAAGCAGGAGGAGATCTGCGCGCTGGTCTACGGACTGGGCATTCAGGACGAGTACCGCACGCCGGAATTCAAGAGGAGGATGTACGCCTGGGTGCAGGAGTGCATAGAGCATCTTGTCCATATAAGGGAGGTTTACGGAGGATGACATCAAAACATCCGCAGACAAGAGCGGCCCGGATTGCCGCCAACATCAGGGCGGTAGCCGACTACGGCTGCCTCGCCATGTGCTACCTGTACTGCATCGGAGTCGGCGGCACGGAATACGACTACATCGGCTGCGTGTCGGACGCGATGGACGCGGGGCTTCTGGATAAGGAATGTACCGTGCTTGACGGCGCGGAATTCCTGAACCGCTTCGCCGGAACGGGACGATTCTCCGTCACGAAGAGGCCGGTCAAAAAGCTGTCCGAGATAAGGGAAGCCGCTCCGGTCAGGTTCGACTGGAACGGAAAGTCGCACTGGGTTGTCGTGGAGCGCGGAAAAATCGTGTTCGACCCGGTGGAGAATTCGCTCTGCGTCAGGAACGGAAAGCCGGTGACCGCGCGCGTAATCACGCTCAGAAGGAGGACCTCATGAGAGTCGACAGGACGGAGCTACGCGCTCCGGAACATCAGGAGCCGGAGAAGTCCGGAAAATTCAGGAGCCGCAAATTTGCGGTATGGGCGGCCGCCACGCTCTTTGAGGCGGTGTTCTGCGCGTTCGGATTCGCTGTGCAGGACACCGGGCTTGCGCAGGACTTCATTCCCTGGTGGGGAGGAATCTCGATGATATACATCGGCGGAAACGTGGCGCAGAAATTCGCCGCCGGAAGTCCGGAGCACGGAATCCCGCAGGCCGGAGAGCCGGAGGCCGCATTATGACGCGTTTTCTTGTGGCGGCCGCCGCCGTGCTCCTCTGCGCGCTTGCGGTGATGGCGTTCATGCTCGCCGCGCAGAGAAAACTGTATGAGAGGAAAATCCGGAAGGCGGAGGAGGAGCGCGACAGAAGGCTCTCCGCCGCTGACGGAAGAATTTCGGAGGTGCTGAGAGATGCAACGGAAAAGAAGAATTCTATGCGCGGTCCTGACGGCCGTGCTTTTGCCGCCAGCCTTGACGTGCTGCGTGGCGTCGCGGACGGAGACACCGCCCACAGTCCGCCGGATAAGGGTCAGTCCGGTGTTTCCATCCCCATACGACGGCGACGGAAATCCGGTGGTGGCTCTTGACGGAACGTCCGGCACGGTAACCATGCCGCTGTGGTACTGGCTGCGGATCGTGGATTTTGCGGTGGACGTGGAGACGGACAGGGAGCTTGAGAATGAAGATATTCAGTAAATGGGAACTCAGAAAGGTGAGGAACGACACAAGGAAGCCGCCGCTTGACGCGATGGGCGCGGAGCCGTCCGGAATATTCACGCTCACACCGAGGATGACGCGCCGGGAGCTTCTGGCTAACGCCACGGTGAATGCGTGCGTCCGCGTCATCTCCAACGCGGTGGCGGTGCTTCCCCTGAATATCTACCGCCGCACAGGATCGGGACGCATCCAGGAGACTGAATTCTCCCTTGCGCGGATTCTCCGCAAGGACACGAACTACTACGACACCGCGTTCACGTTCAAGCAGAGCATGATGTTCAATCTCCTGCTGTGCGGAAATGCGTTCGTGTTCGTGGAGCGCAATCCGGACTGGACGCCGCGCGCACTCTACAACCTTGACCCGCTTTACGTGGACGTGAAGCTCGACAGCTCCGGCGACCCGTACTACGTCTACTCTAAGGGCGGAAAGTCCTATAGATACAACGCCTCCGCCGTCCTCCACATTCCGGCCATGCGCACTAACTCGTTCCGGGGCGTGTCGCCGCTCGGCTACTCCACCCACGCCGCAAAGCTGGGGCTTGTCCTTGACGAGTACACGAACGGATTCTTTGACGGCGGAATCCACAGCAAGCTGCTGATAAAAGTTCCGCAGGAGGAGAGGAACTGGAACCGCGAGGACTCGCAGAAGCTGTCCGAGCGCATAATGAACGCCTACGGCGGCCGGGAGAACGCGACAAAGCCGATAATCCTGTCGCACGGACTCGACGCGGACAAGCTGGAGCTTGCCACCAACGAGGACTCGCAGCTCGTCGAGAACCGCAAGTATTCCGCCGACGAGGTGGCCAAGCTGTTCGGCGTGCCGCGCTTCATGCTCGGCAGCGAGGACTCAAAATTCACCAACATGGAGCAGGCGAACACGAGCTTTCTCCAGAACACGCTCACGCCCTGGCTCGTGCTGATCCAGCAGTACTTTGACCGCCTCCTGTGCTGGCCGTGCGACGACAGCTGCTACGTCGAATTCAACACGGACGCGATGGTGCGCGCCGACTACTCCACAAGATGGACGAACTACCGCGAGAATTTCAGGAGCGGACTGTTCACACTGAACCAGATTATGGACAAGGAGAACATGCCGCGCGTCACCGAGCCTTACGGCGACGAGCATTTCGTGCTGGAGAACTACAAGCCGATGAGCCGCGCGCTTGACGGCGGACAGGACGGGGACGGCACGGAATAGGACTTATCTTCCGCACGGAACACCCTTTTTCCAGCCACTGCGCGGCCGCTCCATCTCCGGGGCGGCCGTTCTTTTTGTCCGGAATCCGCCGTCTGACCTTATCAGAGAGGTAAAACAGATGCCAGAGACCGCAAGAAAATTCGAGAACAACGAGACGCGCTCGTACACATTCGAGATGCGCGCCGGAAAGGACGGCGCCGCCGGAAATTTCGTGGAGGGGACCGCTGTCGTGTTCAACGCGCGCACCGACCTGGGCCCGTTCGACGAGGTGATAGCTCCGGGCGCGCTTGACAGAACCGACATGAAGGACGTGCGCTTCCTTGTGAACCACGACACCGGAATGATTCCGCTCGCAAGATCGCGGAACAACAACGGAAATTCCACCATGCTCCTGACCGCCGGAGAGGACGGCCTCAAGGTGCGCATAAGCCTTGACACCGAGAACAACACCGAGGCGCGGAACCTGTACTCCGCAATCAGCCGCGGCGACGTGTCCGGAATGTCGTTCATGTTCACCGTGCGCGGCGAGCAGTGGGACGGACTGGACGGCGGCCATCCGACACGCACAATCACCGACATAGAGAGAATCTACGAGGTCTCGGCGGTCACGTTCCCGGCCTACGAGCAGACGGACATCTCCGCCAGATGCCGCGCGCAGCTGGAGAGCTGCCGCGAGCTGCTGGAGAGCAGGAAGAGGCAGGAGGAGTCCGAAAGACTGCGGATACGGAACGGAGCGGACGCGCGCCGGAGAAAAATCGCGCTTATGGAGCTGGAATGACGGCCGCACAAAAGACTGACTTTTTTTACAGGAGGAAACACCATGACAAAACAGGAATCAAGGGCGCGTGCGATCGCACGCATGAAGGAGCTGGACGCGCTCGCGGACAGCGAGAACAGGGCGCTCACCGAGGAGGAGAGCCGGGAATTCGCGGAGATGGAGGCCGAGGCGCGCCGCCTGACCGCGGAGATTGACGCGGAGGAGCGGAAGAGCCGCCTGGACGGATTCTCCGACAGGCCGCCCGCGCCCGATACCGGCGGAACGGACGGAGACGGAGCGTCCGGAGAGGAGAGCCGCGCCGGAACATTCTTCCGCCTGGAGCGCCGTGCCGGAGACCTGACGCTTTCCGTCGGAACGGCGGACGAGCCGGGCAAGGCCTACTCGATTGCGCCGGAGCACTTTATGGAGGAGATAATCCGCGAGGTTGACAAGGCCGCGCTCATCTACGGACGCGTGCGCAAAATCCCGGTGAGCGGAGCCGGAAGCCTCGGAATTCCCTACGAGAAGACCGATGCGTCGTCCGCCGAATGGACGAACGAGATTCCGTCATCCGAGATTGGATCCGACAAGTCCTGGGAATTCGGAAAACGCCAGCTCGCGCCGACCGATCTTGTCAAGCAGATTCTGCTCACAAAGAAGCTGCTCGCCACAAGCGCGTTCCCGATTGACAGCCTTGCGCGGGACAGGATTGCGGAGAAGCTGACTGATGCGTTCGAGAATTCAATCCTGAACGGAACAGGCGAGAACCAGCCGCTCGGAGTGTTCACCCGGAGCGACGACGGAATTCCCGCATCGCGCGACATCGAGACCAAGAGCGGCAGCCTCTCCGCCGATGACCTCATCAATCTCAAGATGAGCCTGCGTCCGGAATACAGGAACAGGGCGGTCTGGGTGATGAGCACCGAGATTCTCAAGGAGGTAATGCTCCTCAAGGCGACCGACGGACGCTACCTCTGGCAGCCGGCCGTGGCGCAGGGAGAGCCGGCCACAATCCTTGGACTTCCGGTGATCGAGAGCGAGTACGCTCCGTCGTCAAAAGCTCCCGGCTCCTACATCGCCATGCTCGGCGACTTCAGCCACTACTGGTTCGCCTACTGGAAGGGGCTTGACGTCACCGTGCTGAACGAGAAGTACGCCGGAACAAACCAGATAGGAATTCTGGGGCACACGCTCGCCGACGGACAGCCGACGCTTCCGGCCGCATTCGCAAGGCTTGCAGTCAAGGGCGGAAGCAGCTCCGGCAATGACGGCGGTGACACCGGAGACAAGAATTCCGGCGGCAATGACGGCGACAACACTTCGCAGCCGTAGGATGATGCCCTGACAGACCGGAGACACGGCGGCTGGACCGGCTGAAAACGCCGTGTCCCCGGCTGCTGCGGCATCTTTTTTTTACAGGAGGACAATGCATGGCGGACAAAAAGACACGGAGCGCGGGAAGACAGACCGGCGCGGCGGAGGAGAAGAGCAAGGCGCAGACCGTCCCTGTCACGTTTCTTGAGGGCGTGCGCGGAACTTACGGCGCGTTCGACAGGGGGGACAGGGCGGAGCTTCCCTCCGCGCTTGCCGAGAGCTTCATCCGCGAGCGCAAGGCTGAGAAGGCGGCGGACTGATGGCTTACATAACGGCGGAGCTGCTCCAGAATTTCATGCACAAATTTCCGGACGACGTGGCCCTTGTCGGAAGATACGCCGCGGCCGCCGAGGAGACCGTGGCTGCGTACATCGGCTACAGTCCGGAGCTCTGCGAGTATGTCACCGAGCGCTACGGCGACGGCGGCGCGCTCTTCGAGCTTGACGCGATGCCGCTTGTGCGGATCACAGAGGCCACGGAGGACGGAGCGGAGATTCCGCCGGACACGCTCGGAACCAGAAGCCGCAACTACCTTGAGCGCGGACGCGGCCGGGGCACGTTCCTTTCCGGAAAGCTGTACAGGATTGCGTACAGCGCCGGATTCGCCCGCGTCCCCGACAGGATTGTGAACGTTGCGCTCCAGGTGGCGAGCCTCATCTGGGAAAGCGAGGGCGGAAACATCGCCGTGTCGTCAACCAGCTTCGGGGACAACGGCGGCCGCGTGTTCAACAATTTCAAGGCGGACAGGTTCCTTTCCGACCTTGACGGCTACAGGCTCGGCAGGGGAGGACAGATCTGATGGCGGACGGATGGATTACGGTGGAGGCGGAAGTCGGCGAGGTGGTGCGCGCGCTTGAGGGGACGTCCCGGAGTCTTACGGGCATCCAGAGGCAGGCCCTCGGAATAATCGCGCGGCGTGGAGTCAGAAAAATCCGCGGCGAGATAAGGAGCGGAATCCTTGACCGCAGACGCTCCACCGGAGAGCTTGCGAGGTCCTACGGATTCCGCGTCAGGAAGGACGGCTCCGAGGCGAACATCTATCCGCGCGGAGCCGCCGGTTCGGGAGTTTTTCCCAAGGCGTTCGTGAACAACTACGGATACGACGGAGCTACGGCGAGGGCCGGCAGATGGAGCGTCGCACCCAAGAATTTTGTCGGCCGCACGGAGGACTTCCTGCGGAACACAAACTTTGACGGCGACCTTGAGAAGATGGTTGACCGTGCGCTCAGAAAATACTGGGGGTAGGACATGAAATGCGCGGATGCGCTTAAGAAGATGATTGCGGAGAATTTTCCGGAATTCAGGAACGAGAACATCCGGATCGGGACGGTTGACGTCTCGCGCCTGGACGGAAACGAGAATCTGTGCGCGGTTGTCCCGGAGTCAAGGGAGATTCTTGACGTGGAGCTTGACGGCGGAATTGTCACCGGAACAAAATTCACGGTGTCGATGATGTTCCGGGGCAGACAGTACGGCGAGCTTGAGCGGCTTGCGGAGGACGCGGCGGACAGGTTTTTCCGCGTGTTCCTTGACGGCTACACGCTCGGCGGCGCGGTGACGGATGTGGATCTGGGAGCCGCAAAATATTACTGGGACTGCGGGACCGTCGGATGCCAGGCGGCAGGCCTTGATCTTGAGGTGACCATAAAGGAGCAGTCCGGAAACTGATTTTTTTTTACGAATAGGAGGAAACATGGAACAGTCACAGATGGTGAAGAAATGGAAGGTCGCGCTTTTTCTGAACAGCGGAACGGAGGAGTCTCCGGTCTGGACAAGAATCAGGAAATCTACGGCGTTTGACCTTGCGATGAATCCGGAGACGCAGGAGTACGACTACATCGCCGACGAGAGCCCGACGACCGAGCTTCTCAAGTACAAGCCCAGCCTGAGCCAGTCGCTCACGATGTACAAGGGCGAGCAGGACTACGAGTTCGTGTTCGGAAAATTCTACGGACTCAAGACCGGAAGCGACGCAAAGTCGCAGGTGCTCATCTGCTTCTATCAGGAGCCGCTTGACGAGACCGAGCCGCACAAGGTGTTCAAGGCATGGAGAAGCTCCTGCGTGATAGCCTGCAACAACCTGAACAGCGTGGACTCCACGCTCACGTTCGACATAAATTTCGGCGGAACGGTCTCGAAGGGCTACGTCACGGTGACCGGCGGAACTCCGGAATTCACCGAGGGCGAGTACACGGCATGATTGACCTTGCCAAAATCAAGCTGCCCGGCTGCATAGAGTGCGGCGGGCGGCAGTACGCCATAAGGACGGATTTCCGCGACTGGATCTGCTTCTCGCGGATTCTTGCCCGGAATGACGCTACGGTTGACGAGGCGGACTTCATCTACAGCGAAGAGATTCCTCCGGCGGAGATGAAGCCGGAGGCGTTCGCCGGACTGGTCAGGTTCTACAGCCCCCGGAATGCGCTTCCGAGAAGCACGGACGGCGGCCGCGGCGGAAAAATCCTTGACTACGACATTGACGCCGACCTGATATATTCGGCGTTCATGGAATGTTACGGAATCGACCTTCTGGAGACGGACGCGCACGGACATGCGCGCCATATACACTGGCATAAATTCCTCGCGCTGCTTTCGGGGCTTCACGGAACAAAGCTGAACGAGATAATGTCCTGGCGGTGCTACGACCCCGGCGACAGGACGGACTGGAACGGACAGATGGAGAAGCTGAGGGAGACGTGGCGGCTTCCAGACGGAGCCGACGCGAGAGCCGACGCGGACCTTGAGAAATTCAATGCGCTTTTTGAATAGGAACGCCGGACGGTGCGCAGACTGTAACGCCGCCTCCGGCGGACGCTAATCCTGAAATTCCGGATCGTCCTTCATCAGCAGATGGAGCTTCGCGAGCCTCTTCGCGTCCTCATCCGAGATGCTGTCAAGCTCATCCTTATACTTCTCCACAAGCTCCATCTTCCTTCTTATCTCGTAACGCTCCTGCGCGTCGGCCATCGGACAGATTACGTGTCTGTACAGAAACCTCAGGATGAAAAAGGCGATGACCAGAAGCGCCAGCACCGCCAGCAGAAACAAAATGAATGACTCTTTAGCAGCCGCAGCAGTCATAATAAACCTCCAACTGACTTTATCATAAACCGGAATACGTTTTTTGTTAAGGGCAGCTACCGCTTCTTGTCCTCAAATAAAGTCTCGACCGCCTTCCGGTTAAGCATTTCCTTGTCGTGCTCGTCAAGACCTTCAACCGCATCGTAAATGTGAAGGTTTATAGTGCCGTCAGCGTAGTATTCAGGCGGATCCTCAAGTCCTTCCGCCCTCCGGCGCTCTCTCTCCGCCTCCATCATTCTGTCCTCGGCCGCTGCTATTCCGTCAAAGAACGGAGCAATCGCATGTTTCCATAAAAACCTCAGCAGAAGAAAAATCAGGATCGCTGATATTACCAATATCCAAGCCATGGTTCTACCTCCAACTGACTTTATGATAAACCGGAAGACGGTTTTTGTTAAGGGGCTTTTATGGCGGACAAGAATTTAAATATAAAAATAAAGGGAGATGCGAAGGGCGGCTTAAATGCGCTGGATAATGTCTCAGGCAAGATTAACGAGCTTAATGCCAGAGTAAAAAAAACAACAGCACCCTTTACCAACTTCAAGACAGCCGCAGCATCCCTTGCAGGCACGTTATCTTTTGTGACTGATACCGCAAAAAAAGTAGCCGCCGCGATAAGCGAGTGCGCCGCCGCCGCGCGCGTGCAGATTCAGGCGGAGACGCAGCTTGAGGCGGCCGCAAGGAACAATCCGTATCTTGACGGCTCGTCCGTAAAGCAGCTCAAGGAATACGCCGCGCAGCTGCAGTCGGTGTCAACCGCGGGGGACGAGGAACTGATTCCGTTCATGGCGCAGCTTGCTGCCGCCGGACGCACGCAGGCCGAGATTCAGGACATAATGAGCGCCGCGCTGGATATGTCCGCCTCCGGAACGATGAGCCTGGATTCCGCGGTCAGAAACCTGAACAAGACGTACAGCGGACTTTCCGGCGAGCTGGGGGAGGCGAATCCGCGCATAAAGGCGCTGACGGCGGAGCAGCTCAAGGGCGGCGAGGCTGTAAAAATCGTGGCGGAGCAGTACAAGGGGATGTCCGCCGAGGTCGCGAGGACAACCGGAACAAGCCAGCAGCTCAAGAACGCGATGGGAGACCTCAAGGAGGAGCTGGGCGCGCCGTTCGAGAAGGCGCTCGGACCTGTGCGCACGTTCTTTACCGAGCTGATAGGCGGATGGGCGGCCTCAGCCAAGGCCCGGCGCGAGGCGCTTGAGCGCGAGGGCAGGATAGAAGACGGAACGGCCGACAGCAGCGACTACATGGAGTCCGCGGAGGAGGCGGAGGAGGAGCTCGGCAGAATCCGGGAAAGGCTTGCCGAGACGCGGGAGACGCTTTTTCAGGATTACAAGAGCGAGCAGGAGTACTGGGGGCGCGAGGTGACCGGCGAGGCGGACGCCGGATTCCAGACGTATCTGTCGCAGCTTTCGGGGCTTCTGACAAAATCACAGGAGCGGCAGCTTACGTCAGTCCAGGAGAGCTACAGGAAGGTTGCGGTGGAGTACGCGGCGCAGTACAAGAAGCTGTCCGACCTCCGCAAAAGCTACGACAGGAAGAGCGCGGAGGAAGAGACCGCAAGACGGAACGAGGCGGACGAGGCGGCGGCCGCGGACGAGATAGCGCAGCTCAAGAAGGAGCAGGACGAGCGCGACAGTCTCCGCGCGTCCTATGACGAGACGCTCCGCCAGAAGAAGGAAGAGATAAACCAGCGCCGCATAAACGGCGAGGAAATCAGCGAAGAAGCCGAAGCGCAGGAAATGTACAACACCGCGTTTGCCGCCTACATAAAGATGATGAGCAGCAAGGCGTTCGAGGGCAACAGCGGAAACTACAGCCACGAGGTGGACGCGCGGGCGCAGATAGCGCAGTGGGCGGAAACTGGAAACCGCATCAGCCTCAGGGAGCAGATTCAGGACTTCGAGACCGAGCTCAGGACGGCCGCCGACGACGCGCGCGGAATCGTCCGGGGCCAGTACGACATCGTTCTTGAGACGCTGGACAGCGAGTATCAGGCCGTAATCAGCAACGAAAACCTTGAGCAGGACGAGAAGCGGCGGATTCAGGCGGAGTACATGAGCGCGCGGATGCAGGTGGAGGGCGCGCAGGCCAAGGCGGAGAAGGAGCTGATCACGCAGAAAATCGCAGAGCTGACGGGAACGGAACGGACGCGCGCCGAGGTGTACGAGGAGGAGCAGCGCCGGATTCTTGAGCTGCGCGAGGAGACGGACAGGAGCGAGGTTCTCAGCGCAAAGGAGAAGACCGCCGCCCTCATGGATCTGGATAACGCGTACGCCGAGAGCCGCCGCCGCCAGATCGAGGAGATGCGCAGCGAGCAGGCGGCGGCGTTCGCGGAAGCAACCGCCACGGCGCAGGACTACATCCGCCAGTTCGCCGGAATCACGCAGTCGGTCACAAGCCTCGTGCAGCAGAGCAACGAGAGCCAGACGGACCAGGAGCTTGCTGAACTCTCCGAGCGGTATACGGACGGAATAATCAGCTACGAGGAGTACTGCGACAAGAAGAAGGCGATAAACAGAAAGGCGGCGCAGGAACAGTA